GTCCGCCCAGAGTGACTCTCTGGAAGCTCATAATCACTTTACAACCCCCTCCTTTCGAGAGGTGAATAAATCGTCATCTGAAACAAGTCAGACATCCAATTTAAGAAGTTGTGAGTTCGATTAATATATGTTCGTCCCGTCTGCCCCGGTCATCGATCTTACATCGGCTGCAGTCTGCATAATTGCAGAATCCAGTTTACGATAGAAGATACCGAAGTCTTTGGCAGCTTTCCGATTATTCTCAGTACCCCACTTAAGGAGTGCAGGAACAATCTGCGGAGAACGTTCACTTATCATTCGAATATCATCCCAGCTTCCGGATCTGTTTGTAAACAGAAACGAAAGTTCATCTTGAATCTCCATCTCAGTTTTCACAAAAGACTGAAGATATAAGTAGAAACCAGGGTTAAGAAGTAAACTCGTCAACTCAAAGAATCTTAGAGTTTTAGTTTTAGTGCCAGTGATTCGAACACAATTTTTAAGAAATTGTTGTTCTTTCACACTGTTCGTTCTTAAATTATCTCGTAACTCCGTAATGAGCGCTTGTAAGAGCCCATTATAAAAAGAGTAACGAATAATCATTGGTTCTGTTAATAACCCATAAGAACACCAACTTAACACTCGCGTGTCCAGTTGGCTTTGGGGATGAAAACAACCAGTGAGACCGAACATGGCATTCATAGCTAAAGCCATATGACTGGAATAAGTTCCAGGCAATTTTGGCAATAGATTCAACACATGGCCTGTAGTTTCAAGATATCCTTTACTATGGCTCTCGTATAACAAACTACCTAATGCAGCGTTATTACGCATACAGTTCAGGATATTACCTGGACCGAGTGGTGTAATTTCGCCATGAGGCGTTAACCAACGTTTAGCGAATTCAACAATATCTAAAGATACCACTGATTTGCTTTGGTTGATTGAAACACCTAATGTTGACATTAAGTCTACATAGCACTGAGCAACTTTATCGTTATTAATTACGATATCATCACATAATACACAGTAGTGTTTAAAATTAGAAAGACCCGCTCTAGAAGCAGCAATCTGAACTATAACATGATGTGTTACAGCCAGCATTCCCCAACTAGAATAGGCTCCCATAGGTTGACCAACAGAATACTTAACACTAGAATCTGAAGAGATTTTAGCTAAAGCACCTGTTAAATGCCAACGGAAATCAAGTAAACTAGACCAAAGGTCTCCTCTAACGCCTAAGGCGTTTAGTATGTCTACCTGTAAGGCTAAAGGCAATCTATCAGTTGCGCTCGATAAATCAAAACACGAAAACTTATGATTTAAGTCTCTCTCTTTATACAAACGTAAAAGAGGTTTACCTTGATCAAAAGTTCCATCAGTCTCTAGAGTCTAAGACTCCTAAAGATTGAATCGTGTAAAGGTTTAAGAGCGAGTTGGATCCACCAGTTTGTTATTGCAACAACTCTGGCTTTACCAGCTTGATCATACACAACAGATAATTTACCTAATCTCAGAGGTTTAATCATTCCCAACATTCTTATGAGCCCATAACAGGGACCATAAATTATGTTGATAATCAAGAACAGCGCTAAATACCAATAGCTCTTGGAAACTAAAGCAATCCTCACATAAGTGAGAAATTGTTTAGGATGTTCTAAAAATGCTAAAGCATCGATAGAAGCACCCCAAGTTGCGAATTTAGTATTCGGCCCCGCTGATTCGGAAATGAATCCTCGGAAACGAGAAAAGGACGCTCGCAGTCTCAAGGCTTTTAAGGCTTTTCTAATGACTAAGCAGTCAAAAGAGCTAGAAATTCCATTAAAGGGATCTATAATAGATCCTAATGACGGTTTCACTGGCACCTTAAAAGTTCTGAAAACAGAAAGAATACAAAGCGTTGCCCGTACGACACCAATGTTCGACGGATAGCTCATAAGAGCTTTTCGAAGATTCAAAGGAATAATCGTAGGATAACCGTGAGGATCTCTCTTAACTCTAGGAATTGATTCATTCCAAGAAGCTTCAGGTTGACCCGCAAGAGCACGAATAGTAAGTCTCATAACTTCTTTTAAATAAAGAAAGGTAAAAGACCATCCATTAGTTACAACTAAGGATGCTATCCGGCTATTTAACAGTTTTAGGGATGAACGCATATCAATAGAACCCGTGATTATGATGGGCAGCTTAGAAAAGGATTTCAACTCAGAGAGTGAAATCCAGTCCTTAGACTGCACCTTCGATTGCCGCAATAGGTTAAGTATATTGAATTTATTCATAGCTTAATTTTTATTAAGGTAATCGACATAATACGTTCTCATTATTTATCGTGTACTGAGCTGCTAACACAGTTTTACGTTCAGACTTGCGACAGTCTGAAAAATTACACTTAGTATTATGCCAGTGGATTCATCACCACCATAGCGCAAACAGTATCCCTATGATTAATAGAATACGCGACTTGATCGAGGTTACCCTCAGAAGGTTAGTTTGGGTCTATGCGCAGAGTCTTCTAAAGCTCAATTTCTTGAAGGTTCAGAAGCCAG